ATCAAGGACTCTGTTGATGCTGAATTCATCCAGCGCATGATCTGCGACGGAGAAGGATGGGCGCTGGCACATAAATACCCGAACATGTTCCTTCACGAGGACACACCGCTGAATGTCAAATACGTCATGGATGTGTTGGATCTATGGCAACTCCTTGAACTCGGATATGCAGACCTGACAGAGGCCGAACGCGCTGAGTTGGATTTCTCAGCGGGCGACGTAGTATTCCCTGGCTTCGACGGTAACAATGAAAGCGAGCTGCTCTCAATTGCACGTGTCCTCACCGAGGATCTTGGCAAATGGGCGCACTTCAAGGGCAGGATCAAAAATTCGCATATGCCTACGGCAGGTCTTTATAGGCGCATGCTGGAAGAGCTGGAAAAACAACGCGAACCCTATTCGTACGAGCTAACTCTCGATCAGTTGAAAGCAGTTGTGCGGTCACGAATCCATCCAGATAACCGGTGATTCGTCACCTCCGTTAGATGGAAGATCCAGAGCCCCGCCAAGTGCGGGGCTTCTCTTTAAAGTCGATTAAAAGTCAGCGCCACAGCCGGGTGAGATGCTCAAGGCTCTCAACGCGCATTCCTTTCAGGAGCATCAAAGATGGCCGACGAACTCAGCTTCACCCTCAAGTTCCCCTTCACTGGCGGCAATGGCGAGAGACTGGAAAAGCTACCGATCAAACGCCTCAAACGCAAAGACGTTAACCACGCGCACGCATCGAGCAAGGATCAAGCTGCGGTGGAAGAAATGCTCACCGCAAAAATGCTGGGCATAACACTGGAAGACCTCGGCGAATTTGACATCGCCGATTCTTCGACAGCCACCGAGGTGTTGCGGGAAATGGTTAGCGGAGGAAACGGTGCTGGAGTCTTGGGACGAGGCGCTGCTGCTGGTGCTGAGGCTCCAGCCGTCTGAAATCAGTCGGCTTGACATGGCGGAGTATTGGCGTTGGGTGGAAACCTGCAGGCGTGAGATCAGCCGGCGGATCGAACTCGCCGATAAAGCGAGCGGCCGATAACCGCGACCAGCGCAACTACCACTCCCGCCACCCAAGCGCCGCCCGCTGCGACAGGGGCGGCTACCGAAGCCAGCAATGGCAAGCCGATGCAGAAAACGACGACCGCAGCCCACAACGGCAGGTGAGCCAGGCAAAGCCAGGCGAGACCAATCACACCGGCGCCGATGGCCAGTGCATACAGAAAATTGGCGGTGCGTAGAGCGGCTTTTTCAAACATGCCCATAGCGTAGCAAACTTTATGGCTAACGAAGTACTGGTTGGACTAAAGATCGGCGCCGTCGTTTCCGGCAGCCTCAGCGCCGCTTTCGGCTCGGCTAAATCGACCGTACAGCAGCTCGGCCGCGCTACTGACGGCCTCACCGCAAAGCAAAAACTCATCGGCACCGAACTCTCCGCCGCCCTCGCAAGGGGCGGCACGGGCGTCGAGCGGCTACGCCGGCAATATGACCTGGTGGGCCGCTCAATCGACCAGCTCAAGGTCAAGCAAGACCGCCTTACCGCAAGCATTGCGCGTGGCGAAACACTCAAAAACAAACGCGGCGAGCTGCGCGGGCAGGCGTTGGAGGTGGCCGGTACTGGTGCCGCGCTTGGCGCCCCTATTGTTCAATCGATGCGCACGGCTATCGAGTTTCAAGACCAGACCCGTGATATCGCCATCACTGGCGGCTTCGATGAAGCGCAGGAGAAAGGCCTCAGCGATGTCATGCGCGGGGCCGCGCTGAGGTGGAACCAGACACAGTCCGACGTGGCCAAGGGCACCGCCGTGTTGATCGCTGGCGGTATTTCCAACGTCAAGGAGCTGGAAGCCTATGCCCCGGTAATGGCCAAAACGGCGACCGCAACGCGGGCAAGCATGGACGATCTTGGCTCGGTGGCCATCGCGCTGAATGACAACTTGGGCATCGGAGCGGCCGGACTTGAGCGTTCCATGAACATGCTGGCGTTTGCCGGCAAGAGCGGCCAGTTCGAACTTGCGGACATGGCCAAATGGCTACCCCAACTGACGCCCCAGTTTGCCGCACTGGGCATCACGGGCGAGCGCGCCGTTGCCGAGATTGGCGCGTCCCTCCAGATCGCCCGCCGGGGCGCCGGTTCCAACGACGAGGCGGCCAACAACTTCAAAAACTTCCTTTCCAAACTCACCGCGCCCGAAACAATCAAGGCGTTTGAAAAGGCCGGCATCGATCTCAAAGGCAGCATGAAGAACCTGGTCAGCGAGGGGCTTTCTCCCGCCGAGGCCATGATCAATATTCTGACCAAACATCTGGGCACCAAGGGGCCGGCCGCCGCTGCCGCGTATAGCAAAGCGCTGGATATCAAGGATCAGAAAGAACGCGAAACGGCGCTGACCCGGCTTGATGAGGCTTACAAACTCGGCGAGTTGTTTGCCGATCAGCAGGTGCTTTCGTTCGTTCGCCCGGCGCTGGCGAATCAGAAGGATCTCGGCGGCATTAAACAGGGCAGCACGGACGCGGCCGATAAGGGCGTGCTCGATCAAGACTGGACCAAGCGCATGGGCAGCTCAAAAGAGCAGCTCAAGGAATTGCGCATCAACCTGGCTGACATTGGGATATCCGTCGGCAATGCGCTGTTGCCGGCAATCGTGGACGTGAGCCGGGCGGTGGTGCCGCTCATGCGCTCTTTCTCCACTTGGGCGGGAGAGAACCCTGCGCTGATCAAAAGCGTTGTAGGCCTGGTCGGGGGGCTGTTGCTCGGCAAGATGGCGATCATCGGCGTGGCCTACGGCGCGAACTTGGTCATGGCGCCGTTCACCGCGATGACCACGACCGTAACCACGCTGTCGGCCAAATGGACGATGTTGCGCGGCTTGTGGGTCGCGGGGAAATTCACACCACTCATTACCGGCTTAACCCGCGTGGGAAGTGGTTTCCTCAAGGTCGCCCGGTACAGCGGGCTGTTCTTGCGCGGCGTGGGAGCGGCCGTAGGCGCGCCGCTCATGATGTTTGCGCGCGCGGGCCTGTTCCTGGGCAGGATATTGGGCGGCACGTTGTTGTTTGGTTTGAAACTCGCCGGGCAGGCCATTCTTTGGCTCGGCCGGGCGCTGTTGATGAACCCCATCGGGCTTGCTATCACCGGCATCGCCGTCGCGGCCTATCTGATTTACCGCTACTGGGGGCCAATCAAGACTTTCGTCAGCGGTTTGTGGGCTGAGATCAAGCAGGGCTTCAGCGGCGGGATCTCCGGCATCACGCAAACGGTGCTCAATTTTTCCCCGGTGGGACTGTTCTATCGCGCCTTCGCGGCGGTGATGAATTACTTCGGCTTTGAGTTGCCCGGCAAGTTTTCCGAGTTCGGCGGGATGATCATTAGCGGGTTGATCAATGGCATCTCCAGCATGGCCGGCTCGCTGAAAGACACGGTGCTTGGATTCGGGGACTCCATTCAGGGCTGGTTTACCGAGAAACTCGGCATCCAATCGCCAAGCCGGGTGTTCATCGGGTACGGCGCGAACATCAGTGAAGGCGCAGCCATTGGCATCAGTTCCCAGGCGGGCCTGGTGCGGGAGGCCGCGCTAGGAATGGCCGCCCAAACAGGCGTTGACATGACGCCCCCTAACGCAATGAACGTTTCTAGAGCCGGGATGATGTCGCCCGCAGGGAACGGCCAATTAGGCGCCGCGCCCGGCGCCGCCGGCGGGCAAATGAATTTTACCTTTGCCCCGCAAATCAATGTCCCGGCCGGCGCCGGCATGGATCAAATCAATCAGGGCCTTCAGGCCAGTTACGCCGAATGGATGCGGATGATGGAGCGCTTCACGCGCGATAAGCGCCGCCTCAGTTACGGCGCATCAGATGAGGTAACCGCCTAATGTTTGCCATCTTGGGGGACATCGAATTTACCGTCGCGGGCGGGATCACCGGCATGGATCAAAGCAGTTCGGCCGACTGGGCCGAACACGCACGCACTCAAGGAAAACCGTTGCTGGAGTGGATCGGCGAGGGGCTGGATGAATGCAATCTCACCATTGAATTGCACCCACTGCTCGGAGATCCCGAGGAGCGACTGCGGGACTTGCGGCTCGCCAAGAGCAAGCACGAACCGCTGGCTTTTGTGATGGGCAGCGGCGAGTACCTCGGCCCTTACGTGATCACCAATTTGAGCAATACGACCCGCCGCGCAACGGCCGTGGGTCAGGTGAAGGCCGCCACGGTTCAACTCAGCCTGAAAGAGTACACCGGAGCTTTTACGCGCAAGGTCGCCCGGCCGGGATTGCTCGACCCGGCTGTCACTGGAACGCCGGCCGCCGGGTCGGGAACGCCTGGCCTGCTCTCGCGTTTGATGCCGTCGCCCAGCACAACGCAAATGGTGCTGGGGCACGCGAAAACTGCCGGCAACATTTTGAAGGCGGGGCAGAACCTATACGAAACCGTCAAAAGCGGTAACCCGTCAATGATCCTCGGGCAGGTGCCCCAGTTGCTGGGCGTCACCGCCCGCGCTATCGAGCCGCTGCAGGGGCTAAAAGATATGGCCGGCCTGCTGAAAGACGGCGCCGATCTTTCCCGCCTCGGCGAGGACGTGCTCAGCGGCGTCATGGGCGCAAGGTCGGGCCTCAATCCGGTCGACCTCGGCAATATCGTCGAGCGTTTTTCAGCCTCCAAGGATTCCCTCGATCAGGCGTTCAGCAAGATGACCGGCGCCAGCGCACGGCTTTCAGGGTTGGCCGCGCAAGTACTCACCAGGAGGGCTTGATGTTCATTCCGCACACCACAACCGAAGGCCAGCGCTGGGATCAGCTCGCCTGGCATTACTACGGCGATGCCCACCGTTACATGCCGATCATTGAGGCGAACCCCCACGTTCCCATCACGGCCGCGCTGCCCGCCGGTTTGACCTTGGCTATCCCGGTTCTTGAGCCGGCGCCTTCTGCGGAGGATCTGCCGCCATGGATGCGATAAGCCCCTCTCAGGTTCCCGAGGCACGCTTTGTGCTCACCTATCAGCAGAGCAACATCACGCGAAATGTCAGCGTCCATCTACTGTCCCTGACCTATACGGACTTCCTCACCGGCCAGGCTGACAGTCTTTCGGTCGAACTGGAGGACTCCGAGGGCAAATGGCGCGATGCCTGGTACCCCGGCCACGGCGATACCTTGAGTCTGGCAATCGGTTGGGAGGGCCAATCAATGCGCACGGTTGGCAGTTTCGAGATCGACCGGGTCGAACTGAGCGGCCCGCCGTTCGCGGTGACCATTGAAGGCCTGGCTACGGGCGTTAAGTCCTCCCTGCGAACGACGGAACACCGGGCCTACGAAAACACCACGCTGGACGCCGTCGCCAAACAGGTTGCCGTCCGCCAAGGGCTGGAGCTTGTCGGCAGCATTGAGCCGATCAAACTCGACCGGCTAACTCAGCAAAACTCGGATTTGGAGTTTCTGCGCGATCTCGCAGGGGAATACGATTACGCGTTCAAAGTGACCGGCTCGCGCCTGGTCTTTCACGCGGTCAGCGAGTTGGCCAAGGCGGCGCCGGTTGCCACGTTCAGCCTCGGGGATCTGAGCCGCATCAGCCTGCAAGATCAGATCAAAGACATCCCGCAGGCCGTCGAGGTCAAGCACAAAGACCCCGCGAAAAAGAGTTTGGTGGCCTACAAGATGGAAAACGGCGAGACAGTCGCCGTGCCTAGCAGCGTGAGCAAAAGCACCACCAGCGGCGATACAAAAAAAAGCCGCAAGCGCAGCGCTTCCGAGGATGAGGCTAAAGCGAAAGCCAAAGCAGAACTGGCCAAGGCGAACCGCGAAAGGACAACCGGCAGTTGGTCAGCCATGGGTAAGCCCAACTTGTTCAGCGGCAGCGTCGTGACCTTGGTCGCGGCCGGCAAGTTAGGTGGCAATTACCTCATCAATTCATCTCAGCACCGAATGACCAGGAGCGGCGGTTATACCGTCGAGCCGTCAACTTGCCGCGTATCGGCGCCGTCGATTGGGCTGGCGGCGGACACGATCAAACCCGACTTGGCGCTCTCAACTTACGGCATTCAGCAAGAAACGGTAGCTTGATCATGGGGAACAACTGATGGGCGTAGAACTGGAATACGGCGAAGTCAGCGCCGTTGATTACATGACCTGCCGGATACGGGTTCGACTGGATGACCGCGACGGCGTTGAGAGCTACTGGCTGCACGTTCCGCAGCGGAACGCCCAAGGCACCAAGCGCCGGCCGCTGTTGCCCGAGCTGGGCGAACAAGTCGCGGTGCTGCTGGATTCGGACGGGGTCGGCGGCGCCTATCTCGGGGGCGTTTATTCAACCGGGGAGTTGCCCCCGGTCACTGATGAAGACACGGATTACGTCCGATTCAGTGACGGCACGACCGTAACCTACGACCGCGCCGAGCATGTCATGGCGTTGGTATGTGTCGGGAAAACCACGCTCGTTTGCGATAAAAACCTTGATGTCCAATGCGGCATGCCGGTAACCGTTAAGGCCCCCTCGGTGACGCTGGACGCCCCAGATGTAAAGGCAACGGGCAATCTGTCAGTCGCGGGCAAACTAGAGGTGACCGGCAACATCAATGCCGGCGGGACCATCATGGACGCGGGCGGCAACTCCAATCACCACAGCCACTAGGCTGCCGTTTCCCGGCCCTGCGGCTGACTCGCCCCATACTTCGCGCCGGCCCGAAGCGCGTGGCGAAGCTTCAAGGCCGGCCGTTCGACGTAGTAGTACGACACGCCGCTCAGCAAAAACGACAAGGCCAACACCGCCGCAACAATATGCCCGTCGTAGGCTACCGGCCAAAACGCGCGCAGGAAGTACATCACCACGAAGTGGTTCAGGAACACGCCGTAACTGATGTTCCCCAAGAACTCGTCCACCCGGTGAAACTTGAGCTTTGTCAGCAGGTACACGGCGGGCACGCCCAGTGCGATGCCGGCGGTGACCTCGGCGTTGAACGGCCGCCGCTCAATCAAGCCCGCCATGATTGCCGCGAACATCAGCGCCGCAACCACGGCGGTGCCGGCAGAGATCGCTAAACACTTCGCTTGTGATTTGTACAGGTAACTGCCGCACAGGAACATGAACAGGACTCCCGGCAAAAGTCGGTAGCCGTATAGGTCGGCGTTGATGAACCCGAGGCAGGCGGCGATGAAGACAATTACGGACAGGGAGAACGCAACGCCCCGCGCCCTGTAAATGATCAGGAAAGGGATAACCAGGTAGAAACACATCTCAAGCCCTAGCGACCAGGCAGGCGGCAAGATCTCCGATCCGGCCATTCCGAACATGTAGAAACCCAGTGGCACAATGGGAAGGCTTGCGGCGATGTTCCTCAACGTCAGCTCGGCGGCTTGAGGCGTGCCGGGCAGCAGGAAATAGATCACCAGGCAGGAGGAAACGAAGTAGAACAAGAACTGAGGGTAAAGCCGTAATGCCCTGTCCACGTAGAACAGGCCGACTTTATCCGGCGAACTGTAGTTGCGCTCGATCAGCGAGGTCATCACAAAACCGCTGATGATCAGGAAAGAAATCACGGCAACCACGCCGGGGTTTAACCCCATGAACGTTTTGCCCATAT